AATCAGAGGCATATCCACAATGCTATCAATCAAGGCAGCGAGAAATACTATGCTCTGAATATTGGTAGGCAGTTTGGCAAGACCTTACTAGGAATCAATCAACTTCTGTACTGGGCCATTAATCATCCAGGCTCACAGATTGCTTGGGTGACACCAGTATACAAGCAAGGTAAGAAAGTATTTGCAGAGCTTGAGAGAGCTACAAAGAACAGCGGACTATTTGAATTCAACAAGTCAGATCTCAAGGTCACTGGCTTTGGATCATCAATAGAATTCTTTAGTGGTGAACGGCCCGACAATATCAGAGGGAATACATTCCACTTCATGGTAGTGGATGAGATGGCCTTCACAAGACCTGAGCTGTGGAATGAGGTCCTATCAGCAACTGTCATGGTCAAGGGCAAGAAGGTGATTTTCATATCAACACCAAAGGGCAAGAATCATTTTCATACCTTGTGTATGCAGCCTAACTATGATGACAGATACAAGTACATCCACTTCACATCCTATGACAATCCAATGATTGCACCACAAGAGCTGGAGGAGAGAAAGAGATCACTGCCTGATCATATCTTCAGACAGGAATATATGGCTGAATTCATTGACAATGCATCCGGACTATTCAAGAACGTGAGGCAATCAGCTGGAACATGGGAGAGAGGTGGCAAGTGCTACGCTGGGCTAGACATAGGTAGGGCAGATGACTACACAGTGCTGACAATACTGAATGAGAGAGGTCAGATGGTCTATGTTGGTAGGTGGCGGCATGATGAGTGGTCCAAGATCATTGACAAGGTAGCAGACATCATCAAGCAATATCAAGCAGTCACATTGATAGAGGTCAACAATCAAGGGGATATCTTCTTTGAGATGCTGTCATCAAGGCTGCGTAACCTAGTCAATCCCTTCACAACTACCAGCAAGACCAAGCCAATAATCATTGAGGATCTAGCACTAGCCTTTGAGCAGTCAGAGATCAAGATAATAGAAGAGCAATGGCTGATAGATGAGCTTGAGAATTTTACTTATATTTACAATCCGAATACCAGGTCAGTACAATACTCTGCACCAAGTGGACTGCATGATGATGGGGTGATCTCACTAGCACTGGCATGGCATAGTAAAAAGAACTACAGTAAGAGAGGGCAATACAAAATATTAAGAGCATGAAAACCATTGATGTAAACTATCCACAAACAATCCAAGAGTGCAGACCTGATCAGCTAACTAAATGGCTCATGTTGGCACCATTCATCCAGCAGACAGATAAGTCACTGATTAACATGCTAGATTTTCAGTCACAGCTTGTCAGCATCTTCACCGGACTGCCAATCAACAAGGTCAGAAAGATTCACATTGATGATATCATGAATGCCAGCAGTGTACTTCTGAATGTGCTATCACAATACAGCACTAAGGAGCCATCTGAATTCATTGAGATAGAAGGCAAGAGATACAGATTTGAAAAGGACTTTAGTGCCATAGAGACTGGTCAGATCATTGACATGAAGCTCATTGAGGATGTCAGCTCATCACCATGTGAGGCATTGGCTATATGCTACATTGAGGAGGGCATGGAATACTGCCAAGAGGATGAGAGGGGTAAGGTCATCAATCCCAATAAGAAGAGGGAAGAGATATTTAAGAGGGCCTTCCCTGGTGATGAATTTCTGAACTTCTTCGCTTTTTTTTTGCGAGAATCAGAGACGCGGAGTCTCGCTATCTTGGGAATACAGACAGCGAGGCTGATGAATCAGAATCAGACAATGCATCAGAAACTCTTAGAGACAGCGAATGGTTTACGTGGACAAGAATCCTCCTCAAGCTGGCGCAAGAGCTTGGCAAAGATGTGGACACTATCACGCGTCAGCCATACATAAAGACATTGTTTTGGCTGAACTTCTTTAAGCTGAAAGCGGAACAAGATTACATATTACAAAGACATGGCTGATGATCTGCAATTTCTTGACTCACTAGGTATATCTCAGACTGAACTTACTCAGCCTCAGACAGCTTATGAGAAGTTTATTCTAGGTCTTGCCAATGAGGTCACAGCACAATTCCAAGAGTATATACTTACTAATGTAAATAATACTGGAGGACTAGCACAATCAGTAGTATACTTTCCTACTGGAGCATTGTCATTTGAGATACAAGCGGATGACTATTACAAGTTTCAAGATGAGGGTGTCAATCCAGTAGGACAGAATAAATTCCAAACACCTTACAGCTTTAAATATCCTAATGTTTCAAAGAATCATGCTAAGGCAATACAGCAATGGAAAGGATATGATCTGAGTCATGCATATGCATCAGCATCAGCTACCAAGAATAAGTATGGTATCAAGCCTCGCAATATCACAACTAATGTCATGAGCAATGAGGTCCTTGATAGGATAGCTAATGATCTAGCTGCTGTCACTGGTCTGATGTTTGAAATATCATTCACAAAAAATACAAGAACATGGCAATAATGATAATACAAGAGCCTGAGAATTACTGGCCAATATGTAATAATGTAATATGGACCTTTGAATCAGATAAAGCAACTCAACAGAATTTCAGTTTTATAGTTGAAGTATATTTAAATACTGATTTACTATCTACTCATGAGGTGTTTCCTGAGTCTGCAAATAGGGGAAAATTTAATATTAGTGCCATAGGTAGATCTATATTATTGACAAACTTTCCTCAAGAAACTACATTATCAGCTGAGTTATTAGTTGACAATGTATGGAATTTAGTTGTGTATGAAAAGTATGGCGCTCCTCCATCTATACAATTTGGATCAGCAGAAACAACTGACAGTTTTAATTTTTTAAATGGATCATTTAGATTTTTAGAAGTATATGCTGGTAATTTTATTCCATATCTATATGATATAGATAATTCAAGAGGAGAATATTTCTTAACTGATTTTCCTAGAGATAAAAAGGAATATGTGCAATATCAAGAGACTAAATTCTTGAGCATCATTAATAGTGAGAGTGACAATTGCACAGCTGAAATAAAACTATATAACATAACCAATACTTTAATTACAACAGCAACTTATGCTGTAAATGGATTGGCTACTCCTATGTTATCAGTCGGACCAAGCAGATTAGTAGCATCTACATCATTGAATGAAAGTGATTTTACAAACTGCTACTATTATACAGTTAGATTATATCAAACAGCTACACCAACTAAGACATCTGAATCTTACAAATTATATTATGACCAGAGCTGTTATACATATGACAGCAGAAGATTGACATGGCTTAATAAGTTTGGTGCATGGGATTCATTCACCTTTAATTTATTATCTGAGAATAGCACAGATATAAAGTCAAATCAATATGAAAGATTGAGTGGTAGATATTATGATGCTGGCTTTTTATTCACTCCATCTGATGGCAATAAAATGACTATGAGTAAAAGTGTGCAAGACAAGCTAATTCTAAACAGTGATTGGATTAATCAAGATGTGCAGCAATGGCTTGTTAGAGAGTTATATGAATCGCCAAGGGTTTATATTGATTTTGATGGAATACTTTATTTAGAGCCGGTTAATATAACAAATAGTAATTCTGTACTCAAGCAAAAACGTAGAGATGGCTTGATTCAAGAGCAAGTTCAGATAGATAGAACATACACTAAACTTTCTCAATTAGGATAGATGGAGCTGTACATAAATAATTATAAGGTAGATATCAATGAGAGACTGCCATTTCCATTGACTTATAATATATCAGATATTAAGGATTTAAAATCAAGGAAAGGTAACAACTCCAAGACTATTACACTACCTGGCACTAAAGGTAATTTGTTTCTTTTTTACAATGCATTTAGTTTAACAGTCACAAGAAATATATCAGGACAAGTAAATTCATTTGACTTTGATCCTACAGTAAAAGTAAGTGCTAGATATTATGAACAAGGTTTACTTCAATTTAATGGGTATTGTCAGCTATCAGATTGTGAATTTACTGATGGAGAATGGAGAATAAACATTTTATTATTTAGCGATCAGCTAGATTATATATCAAGGCTAGCAAAAATAAATATCAATGAGCTTGATTTGTCAGAATACAATCATGACTGTTTAAAATCAAATCAAGAGGATTCATGGGCTGGTACTATTCAAGTAAATAACACACCAACAAGTAATAAGACTGGAGCTAATTGGGATGGACTAGGGTATTACTATGGACTTATTGACTATGGTTTTAATAGGCCATCACCTTCTGCATTTGCTGTACAGCATATTGCTCCTCAAGTATTTTGTTATGATATCTTAAAAAAAATATTTGATTATTGCGGCATTACATGGTCATCAGCTTTTCTTGAGAGTCAGACATTCAAGAGATTATTGATTGCCTATCCAGGTGGTGATTTTCCAAACATTACACAATCAGAGGCTGATACATTGTCATCAACAAATGATGAATTAAATAAAGCATCAGGATTTATAGCTAGTTTAAACATTACAAATCAGCCTTTTCAAAGTATAGGTGGAGGATTATATGAGGCTGTTTACGATCCTTTAAGTACATATCAAAGTGTATCAGTTAATACTATTAGTGATCCATCGGGGCAAACTACTTCTGAAGATCCAGTAAAATTTGAAGCAGCAACATCAGGATTGTATACTATACAGTATTCAGGGGATCATGAGGTAACTATTGATTTTACTTCTGTTGGGGCCACTTTACAATATGCTTTTTTAAATATATCTTTAAGGTTAAGAATTATAAAAAATGGATTTATATTAGATGAGGATCAAATTTATAATCTTGATTATAATGCCATAACTTCAGATAATATACAAACCATATCTTTTAATTATACAAGACAATTAAACTTATCTATAAATGATGAGATTACACTTGAATATAGAATTTTTAGTAGCTTATCAAGTAGCAACAGTGTTGTATTAAATGCTATACCTTCATATTTTAACACAGAATTTAAGATTGAAAACTTAGATGCTGAGATTAATTTCCTTAAAAATCCTCAATCATTTGGTCCTGGCTTATCAATTAATTTAAGTGACTTTTTACCTAAAATGGATGGAGCTACATTTTTAAAGGGATTTGTAACTGCTTTTAATTTGTATGTAAAGTCATCAGTTGATGATCCAACAATTCTTGAAATAGAGCCATTAACTGAATTTTATGATGATGCATCCACTGCTTTAAATTGGACACAGAAATTAGATCTTTCAAAAAGCATCAAAGTTACACCAACAATAAATTTTGCCAGTAAAGAATATCTATTCTCATTTGAAAAAGATGCAGACTACTATAATCAAAATTACCTTCAAGATGTTGGAGATCAATATGGCTCTTTTTTAGTAGATTCACAGAATCAATTCAGTAAAGATACTACTG